TTGTTCGTGACAGCCAACCATGTCAGCGACGACGTTGAGTCGCGCGGACGCTGGTACTCCAGTTCTTGCCCGGGCCGCAACCCGATCTTGATCACAGCCATTATTGGATGCTCACTGTCTCGTCGTCATCGTTTCCGTCGCGGATCGCTTGCAACTGCTCACGCTGCAACTCGACCTGCTCCTGTTGTAGCCGCAGCATCTCCTTCTGGTCACTCTCCCGCCGCATTGCTCCGAGGATCGCCGACAATGCCTCACCTGATCCGGCCTGCAATGCCGCAACTCCGCCTGTCTCGCGTGTTGTGGCAACAACATCTGCGGTGTCGTCCACGACCTTCTTCGCCGCCTCCTTGGCGTTCATGATCGTCGGGGCAACTGCTTCCTCGACAGCCGGGGCGATGGCCTCCGAGAACTTCGCCGCGAGCTTCTCTTGCAGGTCTGCCGCCTGCGTTTCAAGTTCTGCTTCCACCGCCGATGGGATGCTTGCCGCTACCTTCGGGAGTTCGCCGATAGTGTTCTCGAAGCCTTCGAGCAGCGGGGTCCACGCCATCTCCAGTGAGTCAGTACCGCCGCTGGCGATGTAGTCCCAGATCTCGGTCATCGAATCGGCGATGTTGCTGCCCATGTTGGCAAAGGCAGTGCCGACGAAGTTGACCGCCGTTGTCCAGACGTTCTGCCAGTTGTCGAGGAACCAGTTGAAGTACGCGGGAACCTCAACCATGAAGAACTGTTGAGTCGCTCCGGCCATCTGCCGCAGTGCCAGTTCGATCTCAAGCATCGCCAATTCGCCGATGGTCCCGATGTTGGCAATCGCCGTCGCTACAACCATGAACGCATCGCGAACGAACATGATCGCCGGGCCGACGTTATCGGTGAGAACAGAGGTCAGCGTGGCGAATGCTCCTTGGATCGCCTCGGTGTTTCTCTGGAACATGCCCAACACCTCGACCGCGATTGTCTGAAGAGTCGGCATCAACGCACCGCCGAGCATCTCCATGATGTCGCCGATCACGTTGCCAAGGATGGTGAACGGGTCAGCGACCGCACGAGCCGCCCCGCCGAATTCCTTTTGCAACTCCGCGAGGATGATTGCCTGAGCCCCGGCGAGATCACCGCTGGCTTGCAGTTGCTTGATCTGCTTCTGCTGCTCCTCCGAGAACGATACGCCGACTTTCCGCAGTGCGGCCACACCACGCACGGGATCATTGAGAGCCTTGCCAACCTGGACGATGGACGCGTTGAGGTCTTGGCCCATCACCGCCGACAGGTCTTGTGCCGCGACAATCGCCGACTGAAACGTGTCGCCCTTGATCTGGGTGAACGTCGCGAGTAGTGCCGCCGCGTTGATGGTCGCGTCGTCCTCGAAGTTCGTGACGAGTTGCAGGTCACCCGCCATCTTGCGGATCTCTTCGCCGCTCACGCCTGCTGCGCCACCAGTCGCCGCAAGAACAGCGTCGAGTTTCTTCCCCGACTTCTCGCTCTCGCGGAACGCAGACAGCGAACCGCTCACGGCATTGGTCACAGTCCGAACGCCTGCCGCCAGGACGTGGAATTGGACCATGCCACCGAAGACGCCAGCCTTGACGTTCTTCGCCTGCATCTTGTTGATCTGGGCAGCGGTCTTTTCTTGCACTGCGCGAATCTTGGCCGAGGCAACGCGAGTGTCGTTGTACGACTTGGCGAACGCGCTCCCGAGGGTGCCTGTTGCCCGAGCGACTCCCGCAGTCAGTGAGCCCATCGACCGAATGATAGACGCCGAGGCACTGCCCGCGTTCGACGCCATCGAGCCCATCGCGTTCCCGATCCCCGACGCAGCCGAGCCGACAGCCTTGCCCGTGGACTCGACGACCGATCCCACCGCAGACATCGCGGTGAAAAATCCAGTCGCGTTCGCCGAGATGTTGGCGACAAGATTCCCGATCACCGCCATCAGTCAGTCCTCAATCGAGACATGCCGCGAGCCACCTCATCGGGAGTCATTGCCTTCGCCTTGGGTGCATTCGCCGGACTCATCGCCGCCAAGAGTTTGCCAGTATCCACCTTCGCCCCCATGCTCGACGCGATGACAGACGCAGACACAGCCGCCCGCCGATCCTCGCGGGACTCCCCGAATCCTTCGAGTTGGTGGAACGCCTGCAAGACAGTGACCTGCCGGGGGGTCAACTCGTCGAGCAACTCTTCCCACTTGGCCAACCGACGATCCGCCGCCGCGAGTCGCATCACCCACAGCACCAGATCGTCGGCAGCTAGTTTTTTGCGACCTTCTCCACACTGCCGGGGGCCGAGACCTTGAGCACCGCGTCGGCGATCTCCTTCACCACATCCACGGGGATGTCTCCGATGGCGTCTTCATCTGGAGCGAACACCTGCGCGCCCGACTCATCCACAACGCAGGTCGAGACGAGGTAACGAAGACTCGATTGCTCGTTGGCCTTCGCCGCCTCATCGAACGCGAGAGCCTCGCGGATCGTCAGCGACCGCACATAGACCGCTTCGCCGTTGATCTCGACTCGCTTGGGCACTCGCTTCAGGAGAGCTTTTCTACTCATCGTCGTCACCGTCTTTGGGCATCTGGTCCCAATTGGGACCGGGCTTGTAGGTTCCATCGGGCAGGTAGCCGAGGATGATCCCCGCATCGAACAACGGGAAGTCGTCGGGATGGATGCCTGCATTGAGTCGAGCGTAGGCGTGCTGGGCCTTGGCGAACTCAGCAGCAGACATCGACGCCCGCTGCTTGCATTCGTCATCCACCGCCTCGGCAATCCCCATGCGAACCAGCATGAACGAATCAGGCCGGTCGAGGACTGCCCCTTGTTTCCAGAATGTTACGGGTCGCTTCTGCCCATTCCGCAGAATCACCCGCTCGACCGTCTGGGCCTGCTCCTCTTCGGACAGGACCGCAGACGGTGAGACCTCGATATCGTCACGCAGGAGTCGTGCTTGCATTAGGTGGACCAACCCGGGTCGCCAGTGACGGTGTAAGTCACACTGCCCTTGAGTCCATCGCCCATGTCAACGGTCGCGCCGAACTGCACGCCAGCCGACGTGAACGACTGGTTCGTCGCCGCAGTGTCGGCATAGATGATCTTCATGGCGTTTGTGGCGGGAGTCGCGATCAGGTCAGTGATTGCCTGATGACCGGCTAACGCGGGATCGTAAAACAACTCAGCCGACACCTCGCCTGGGTTGCTGTAGCCCGTGGGAGCGAACGTCTTGTAGGTCGAGCCGTCGAGCGTCGTAGACTCGAAGGTCTCGGAGCCAGACCCGCTGTGCTCGATACTCAGCAGTTGCGCGATGTCCACGAGCGAAGCACTGACGGTGTGCTGCAACTTGGTTCCCTTGCACTTGACGATGGCCACAAGCCACCTCCTTTCAGGTGTGCTGGATTCGGAAAGACAACGAACGAACGTAATGCCGCTGGTCGCGGCCATCCCCGAGGGTCACGATGTCATCGAGCGTGCTGTCGTGGAGCACTGCGTTGATGGTGTCGCTCGCCCCGGCTGCCCCAACGTAATCACGGAGGAACACCTCCACCGCGTTGCTCAGTGCGATTGCCCCGGGCCGACTGGTCGCGTAACTGTCGATGTCGATCTCTGACAGACGCAGCGTCCCGCCCGTCCCGTCGAGTCTCTTGTATGGATCGTGGCCCGTCTGCTGAATGACAATGAATGGAGGCTTGACGCCCTCCGCCGGATTGTCCAAGAAGACCGCAGGGAACGACACTCCGCCGACAGTCTGTGCCGGTGCCAACGTCGTGATAGACGACTGAGCCAGGAGCAGTGTGCGAAGTCCAGTTTCAATCGCCACTCTTCTTCGCCTCCTGTGCCACGGCTTTGTCGATGCCGTCTTGAATCGCAGCCCTGAATACGTCCAGCATCTCTGATTGCGATCCCTTCCAGCCGCTGATAACCGCGTCAGGAATCATCTTCGGCATTGATCCGAGGAACCGGCCCTTTGTATCGGTGCGGTCTGCTGTGCCCAAGACAGGCCAGTGGATATTGGCAGCCGCGATGCCGACGCCCTTGTTCTTCGTCTGCCCGTCCTTCGTGGTGTATGTGTTCTTACCTGTCCGCTGCGCCTTCCTCGTCTTCTCGGTGCGCTTGCCAACGCTGAGGCCGGCCTTAGCCTGCCACACCTTTTGCTTCGACTTGGTGGCACCGACGAAGATCCCAACGAGAGGCTTCGCCCACTTCTGCATCACGGGAATCTGGCCCTTGATCCCCCGACGCGAAACACGCAACGCCTTGCGGAGCGCCTTCTCGATGACCCGCTGCCGCACCTTGTCATTGATGCGACCGATGGCTTTTCGCAGTGCCTGCGTACCGCCGAGTTCCCGAGCGACAGCCAAGCCGATAGTCTGCTTGAACTTTGCGCCAGAGACCCGCTTAGCCTTGCCCCGCGCTGCGATCTGGGCTTTCGTCGGCTTCTCACCATCGCCCCACCAGTTAGCCATCGGTCGGAACCTCGATAGCTTGGAAGCGCACCATCTCGCCGCCCTCATCCACATCCAGCGGGGGAGACGCAATCGACAGAACGCGAGAGCCGAGACGTAGCCGTTGCTTCGGTGTGAACGCCCTGCTCTCTGGGTCCGCCCGCATCGTCACCTGGTGCGTGATGTCTGCCGCTACCTCGACGCCGCGAAAGAACTCGCGACTTCCTCGGGTGATGAGTTCGCACCACCGAGAACAGAACGTCTGCCAGTTGGAATCCGTCGTCTCGTCGAGTTGTCCCGCCGCGTTGACCGCGCCCACCAATCGTTGCACCTCAACGCGGTTGTGCAGTTTCCCAGCCCTCATGCGTAGTCTCCCCACTTCAGGCGACCAGCGAGAGCAGCGTAGGACAAGTCAATCTCTTTGCTGATGGTCCCGACGATGACGGTCTCGGCGTTCTCGTACCAGTGCGCGGCCAACATTCGGATGGCCTGCTTCGCGTCCTCGGGCACAGTCGACGCAGCACCGTAGCCCACGACTGCGGTCAACTCGACAGCGTTGAACCGCTTGTAGGTCGTCGGCCAGGTCTTGCCGAACGCGGGCCGGATCAACGCAGGCTCCGCGTAGATGTCGCTCTCGTACTCGGTCTGTGCGAGAGTCTGTTGTACGTTCAACGAATCGTAATAGGTGATCGACGTGATGCTCTGCACAGGGGCAACGGGCAGCACGATATAGGTCGGAAGAAAGTCCATTGACACGACGACGGTCTGCGTGCAGAACGCCCGCCGCGTGTCCTTCTCCAGCATGACCCGCGCCGCAGTCAGATACGACTGAAGCTTGGAGTCCTCGAAGCCCGAGTCAATGCGGGCATGCAACTTCAGATCCTCTACCGAAACCGGCTCGACCACTGGGCCAACAGACACACGCCAAGCGTGCCTGACAGCATCCATTGAGACCAGTGGCTGAGCACGATTCCAGGGCATATCACTTCCCTCGACTACGACGCCGCTCCATGACGGGGCGAGCGTCTGCGGTTTCGATGATGTCTTCGACGGGTCGGGCCATCTTCCGGCGGATCAGCACATTGGCCACGCCGTCGGCCATGTGCAGAACTCGCCCGGCCTTATAGCCCATCCATCCCTTGAGCAGTTCCACCTTCATTAGGCAGGGACTCGCAGGATGTTACCGAAGCCACGCTCCGACGCCGTGACCGGGTAATCCTTGGCCTTGGACAGCAGGGCGAACGCACATGCGTAGGTCCCGGCGGTACCGTCGCCAGCGGTGGCAACGAGATCGAAGTACCGTTTGCGTCCACGAAGATCGACCTCGAAGACGAAGCACTTGTTGTCGTCCGTGGCACTGGGCAGCGTCGAGGCAGTGCCAGCGATGCCGTTCGACGTGCCATAGACCAGCCCGGTCACGTCGGCATAG